GTCAGCTTTTTTTGCTTCCCGCATATTATCAACAAGATTGGGGTATGGTCTTCCTGCTTTTTTAGCCATAGCCTTAGCTTCTGACTTCTTAGCAGGGGTCAGTTCTTTAGGTTTGCCTAGACCTTTTGGTCTAGGCTTATCCCAAACAGCTTTATTTGCCACGTTTCATCCCCGCCTTGGATTTACCGACAGCAATCATAATAGCGAGACCACCCTTTTTCTTAGGGATCGACTTGCCCTTGATGTTTTCTGGACCAGACTTAGCAGCCGAACCGCGAGGAGTTGGTTTACTAACAATGCTCTGTGGACCAGATTTAGCTGCGCCACCCTTCTTCATACCCATAGGAGCACCACCAGCAGGTCCAGCAGGAGGCATCATGTCAGGGGTTGCTGTCATAGCTTTTGGAGCGCGCATTTGAGCGGGCATTGGAACGCCGGGATTGCGAGCAATCCGCGACTTAATCTGATTACGAGGAGGCATTGGCATTTGATTACGCATTGTTTTTTTCCTTGTACTTTTTAACAATATTTTGAACCGTGTCCGTCTCGTAAATACGAAGAATAGACCAAGCTATAGAGAATAACGCCGCTATTTCAGGAAGAACACCCATGATCGTACCAAATACTGTAGTAACCGATACCAGATCAATTGTGTGTTTCATGCCTTCATCAAGTGCTGTCATCACGCAACTCCTGCGTCGTTCTTGATCAGTACACCACCTATATTAATGCTTACAACTGCTGCTGCTGCTGCACTTGAAGCAATTTGAAAGCGCAAATCTGTTTTTTCAGAATATGCAAACGGAAAGTGGCGATGTACTTCGTATGTCGTATTAAACGGTGTTTGAACAACTATCTTTTGAACACCAGAAGAAGCGTTAGTGATAGCACGATATGTAGTGTAATTTGCAGAGTTGCCATTAAACGACGAGTATGCACCGTACCGCCAACCATAGAAAGTATAGCCCGCTGGAACCGTATAAACAGCCATTTGTGTTGTACCAAGGCTGCTAGTTGTTCCGTTGAACACACCTGTATTGATCTGTGCGTATGTCACACCACCATTGGTTAATGTAATAACTCCAACTGGATTCGTAGCACTCCCAACCGATACCGACATGCTATTAATACGAAGATACTGGTTAGTTGTTAAAACTGCGGTTGTACCAGTTAAAACAATGTTCTCTGAAATTGGAGAGTAGGTAGCATCTAGACCAGTAATTGTAATAGTTGCTGTATCTGCCGCCGAAGCACTGACCAAAGACATAGTTACGGCTGAACTAGGAAAAACATATTCCGTTGTAGCCATATTTTCCCAAGCAGTACGAAATGTACCCGCAGACGCAGGAGTTGTTCCAAAGCCAAAGATGTTAGTTGGTGAATGCCACGTAATTTGATTACGGGAAATCTGAAGCTCAAATGGCTCGTAAGCCCCTAGCCGAGTGATCGAAGCAGGTGGTCTAGGGGTGTATTTAATATCAGTCATGTGATCTATCCTTTAAAAGGGTGTAACGGGGCGGAGATCATCCGCCCCTAATCACATCAAGGAACCAAAGTACCAGTTTGGATATACTCGATAACCAACAGACCAGTTCCTGTTCCGCTGCTGCCTGAAGTAACTACGATCTGAATGTCTGACGTTCCAACATTGATCCAGTTATTGGTCTGTGCTGCGGTCGAAGGAGTCGCATTGACCTGACCAAGTGTGCTGCCTTGAACACCAGTTGCAGCAGTTAGATACGTAGCAGAAGATGTCGTACCAATACCCATGGTCGTAGTACCAGTGGACCATACAGCATTGACATAAAGAGTGATGCTAAGAATCGTGCTATTCGCAGGGATAACAATCTTCGTGGTGTAAACACCCGCAGACGATCCGTTTGTTGCTTGCGTGATTGCTTCTGTCTGGCAAAGCTGCATCGTACCAAGATTTGATACGTTATAACCAAGCGTTGATCCAGTGGTGAACTTGATGGTCCCAGCTTTTACGGGACCCGAAAAAGTAGTAACTGCCATTTTATGCTCCTGCACAATAGGGTCATGCTGTCTGTGCAGCGTCAGCCGGGGCTGTCAACATGACCGGAAATCCCGGTTAAAATACTCTAGTACAAAAAAGGGGCTGACACAAGGTCAGCCCCAATTTTTATGTCAGTGACACAGATTAGAATGAACCCGGCGAGCCATACATGGCACGAGGATCAGACCAACCGAACGAATAACGCTCGCGAGCCTTATAGCGGACGTTGCCTGTTTCAAAGTCGCCTTCGAGGGCGGTCTTGAGAGGCGAACGAACGAAGTGCTTCATGCCGTTTGGAGCATCAGTCTTAACGAACCAAGCACTCACGTCCGTGAGGAAGTGATTGATTGCGAAGCCCTGTGGCAAATAGCCACCCGACTTGATCGCATTAATGTCGTTATCGGCAGTCGAAGTACGCTGTTCCGACTTGAGGAGACGTTCCGCCGTGAACTGGAGTGCAGGAGGAATGATCAACTTCATGCCACGAAGAGCAATTTTCAGGCCACGCTCGTCGATGAACAACGAGATGTCGATGAGAGCTTGCTCAAGCGACGTTTCGTTAAGATCAGCGGCAGTTGCAGTCTGGTTCGACCAAGTACCACCACCAGTGGTTGGGTGAGCCGAGTTGATCAACGACACCGCATCGCCGCCCAAGTAGGACGAAGAGAAAGCGTTGTTGAGAACAGCGGCACCCTTGACTTGCTTGGTGTTCGACATCGAACGGGCCAAAGCGCGGGTGTAACGAGCCGAGAGCTTGTCGTAGAGGTTGTCTTCGACGGCTTCTTCCGTGATGGCGAATGCAAGAGCAATCGTCTCATGGGTATAGCGAGCCGTGAAAGCTTCACCAGCGGAGTCATAAGTGATGGCGGAGCCTTCACCCTTGACTGGAGCCTGACCGAAGCCCGAAAGCATTACCTCTTCTTCAAACGCACGTTCCGAGGATTCTTCGTCGAAGATCTCTTTGTGCTGGTTGTCGTAGCGGTCGTACTCCATGCCGAACAGGGCATTGAGACCGGGTTCAAGTTCCTTGAGGAGTTGTGAACGAGTTATTGCCATGGTTCATTACTCCTTAAACGCCAGCACCAGTGCCGTTGGCACCGTACCGATAAAAGTGGTTGTTAAGCATAACGATTGCCAAACGACCAGCAACCGTTGGATCTGCATCATTCGGCGTGTCTTGGAAGCCGAGGATACGCATATTCAAGGTGTTGGTTGTAGCTGCTGTCGATACACCAAGCGCAGCCTTTGAAAGCCCCGATGGGAGCGATCCGCCAGTAGCGTTGTTAGTGCCAGAGTAGGCATTCACAAAGTTAGCGTTTGCATGGATAATCGAGTCAGCGGCAGCAGCGTCCGTGTTGATCAAGAAGACTTGATCAGGAGCGGTAGCAACTGTAGCAGTCGCAATCGAGTTAGCATAAACTGCTGCAGTACCGGGCCAGTATGGCGACCACTTAGGTTTGCCAGAAAGGTCAATGTAGTTACAGCCGAGGAATGCACCTAGAAGCGCAGTCGTACCGCCGCTGGCACTGCCAACAACGTCGATCATGCCATTCGTCAACGGAATCACAGGGGAACCCTGAAAGATTGAGTTGGCAGTACCAGCAGTAGCAGCCGTCTGAATGTAGAAGACGGTGTCACCATTGGTGTTGGCAGTGCTTCCAAGCATACGATATGGGCGAAGCCCAAAATTGGCATTAGTATTTGCCATTGCTTAGATCCTTAAGAATTAGCCGGTCCTTGAACCGCCAAATGTTACACGGGATTGCCGTTCAGGTTTCTGAAGAGGCATGGTTGGGTTATTTTCACGCAAGAAATCGTTGTCTACCGCTTCTTGCTGATTTTCAGCTTGTTTGCGGTAATACTCGTCACGTTGTTTTGCGAGGTCAATCGGGATGCGTCCTAGAACTAGGCCACCTACGGCGATAACGCCGCTATGTTTACCATCATTGATGGTAGGCAAATCCCAATCAGGATGTTCTTCAGCGCGAACGAGTTCATACCCTTCGCGTAACCGGGCGTTAAGATTTTTACGATCATCTGCACCATTGATCTCCATACGAAGCCAACGGTGTGCAAAACCCTCCGGTGCGGGGGGTGCGTCCAAAGTGGACGGGGGTTGCCAGACGGTTGGTCTGGCTGCTTTAGTGCGGGTCTCTTCTGCGCGTGTAGGTTTAGCCATTAGTCGGCCCTTTCCTGTACGAGCTTCAGTTGCCGTTTGTAGTCATCATAACTGACACCTAGCCGACGCGCAATAGTTTTCTGCGAGTCATTGAGATCCGTGTCACCAGACGACTTCCTGACATTAGCAGGACGGCCCGAAGCTACTGTTGATGTTGGCTTTTTGTTTGCAAACTTCTGAGGAAACTCAGAGCGGATGCGCTTATCTAGTTCACGATAGTAATCATCCCCAGAAGCGTTGAAGCCTTCAGAAATCAAATCATCATGTACGGCATATGCCACGGCTGTCATGGCACGATCAGATCCAAACCAGTTATTACGTTCCGCCCAATTCTGGGCTTTCTGGTCCGGCATAACCCGTTGCTGTGAAGGTGGAGTGTAAACCGCAGGGCGAGTTTCCTCTTCCTGCCGATATGCTTTGTAGTTGCGAAGGCGTTCTTTTTCAGAAGCAAGCTGAACCATATGGCTCTGCAACTCGATCTGCTTATCAACGTCACCCATATCCATGGCAGCGCGAAGCTGATCCTTGAAAAGCTGCTCTTGAGTCCGAAGACGGGTATCCGCCTCAGATTCAAAGCTCTTGCTTAGGGTTGTTTCACGCTTCTTGATCGTATCAAGTTCAGCCTTGACAGCACGGGCATACTCCAGAGCTTCCTGCTCACGGCGTTCTGCTTCGCGTGTCTTGTATGTCAGCTTGTTAATACGTTTTTTTACACCCTCACTATAATCAGCAAGGTCGTCGTCCCCGTCTGCGGCCTTAGATACTTCTCCGCCGTCGGATAACTCTTTGTCATCATTGACAATTTCAATATCATTGTCTTCTGGAATATCGTCTTCGTTTAGCATGGTAACTCCATGGAGCACCGATCCTTAGACATTAAGGACATCGGCGGGGTCAGCAATTGTGGCAATGACTTCATCATCATTAATGATTCTGACTTCACCGCCCTCGATCCTGAAACGAGCACCGGCATAACGACCGATCATAACCCAGTCGCCCTTTTTAC